GCCACTAGGGCCAAAAGCCCAATTGATTGCATTGGTGCGGTACTGCACCATCAGCGACCCGTCGCTCAAATACAAGGGGTCAAATGGTGCTGCCGGCATTTTGCTTGGATGCACCTGCAGGTTTACGCCATTGCGGTTCCCTAGCAGCAAACGGTTTTGAATACGCCCAAAACGCAACGCTTTGGCCTCTGCGTCCCCTTTGACAATGAAACCAGCAGCTGTATGCACGTCGTCGCTTTGATACGGCATTGAGAACGACACAAACCGTTCTGCACTGGCTGACCCCATGGCATACGCCAGCTGCGCCGTGCTCTCCACCACGGTTCCAGTTGCTTGTCCAGTACGCAATGCCCTAGGAGGACGCACCTGCCCTGCTACCCCACCACGCCCTGTCTGAGTGCGGACTTGGCTGTCTACCATCACCAGCACGAGAGATACATTATCAAGCCAAGCGGACAATGCCTTAGCTGTTTCAAACGGGGCCAATTCTTTGATTGACGCTGTGCCTTGCTGCCCGCCAGCAGTCAATGCCCAATTTTGGTAAACCGTCGTTGTAACCTTTTGACCCTCTACCGCTCGCTCGTATGTTTCCCCAGGCTTCAAGGACACAAAGCCAAGTCGCTTTGCGTAAATGTTTGAGTAGGTAACAACAGTCCTTTCAACTAAAACATTGCCGCTGCCAAAGCTGACGTAACTTCCGTCATATACAAAATCAACGCCAAGCCCTCCAGCCCATTTGAAGAACGGCTCATAAACTTCGCTGATCTGCTCGGTTAACTCGCCCTTATTGTCGTATTGATACGACTCGCTTCTGGTAATAGTCCCCTCTGTTTCGCCGGCAACAGGAAACCCTGCGCTTAGCAACTGAGCGCAGTAACTGTTAGCAGATTCAGCCAGGATTGTGCGCTGAGTTGTTTTGCGGCTGACGACCCTGTTGCTTAAGTCAGCACCTTCACCTCTTAAGCTTGAAATGACACAAGTGGTATTGTCCCAGCTTGCATCGGTCCCGTAGGTTGTTTCTGTGCGGCTATAGGGAACAAATGTAAAAACATTTACAGCGCTACCCCCTGTTGTTGTCGTGTACCGAACTTCCACATTTTGAGGGGAACCCGTAACCTCCTCCTCTTCCCAGTTGCGCTTTTTGTCGCTCCCCTGATCAGTTGCGTCAACGTCGCCGCTTAACTTAAGCGAGTTGTATCGGACCACCACAGCTTCGCCCGGCAGCCCGCCTACCCCAATGGCGTCCAGGTCGATCAGGTTGGTTGTGTCAATCACTGGACCCTTGCCGCCCTCTGCTATCAAGTCGCGTACTTGCAGCACCTCATTACTGTCTAAGTATCCAATGAAGCTTTCTGAATACAACAGGTCAGCCAAAACCTGAACGTATCCTGCGGATAGGTCAAACTTCTCAGTGTTAAATCGATTAGTTAACGGGATGCTGCTGGCCGTGATTCCTAACTTTGTTAGGCACATTTGCATTACCCCGGCAGCATTAACCGGAATTGTCACCACGCTATTTGACGGATAATCGCGGTAACCGTTCAGACATTGTTGCTGTCGCCCGCTAGTCTCCGCAGCCAAGCCGTCCACCGTTGGCGCAGGCGTCACGTCTGCCTTATATACCAACATGCAGCCCAGCTCCACCTTGGTGACCTGCCGAAACGGATCAGCAAAGCTGCTAAGCACTCGCAATTTGCGCGGTACTGTCGTTGTTATCCCGTCACGGCTATAACTAAAAGTGACGGCAGTGCCGACCACAGGCGTCAGCACGCCTTTTAATTCAACGCTGCCCTTTGTCTTGATCAGTCCATTGCTTTGAATGTAGTCGTCACTAATGTTGCCACTGATCAGGTCGCCCAAGCTGCAGGTAACAACAGCGCGAATGTCAACGGCCATTAGCGTGCCTGCCCCACGCTGATTGAAACGGTGTAAACGTCAGCCCTAGCACCGCCCACAATTTTGGCTTGCGCCGATACCGTTGGAGCGCTTACTGGAAACCAATCACCAGCCGCAGGGCGCGTAGCAATCGTCGTTTCAATCCATGCCTGAATAGCTGCCCATCCTGCAGCTGTAGTGTCCCCTTCAATTTGCCGCACTCGTGTCGCTGCCATTGGACCAGTGATATAAGTTTCGCCGGTTGCGGTCAAAGCCATTGACGGCATGTCCTGGTACGTCTCTGGTGGTTTGCGCAAGTCCAGCGTGGTAGTTCCCAGCGTCCAAGTGCCGTAATAGTAAACAGCGCTAGCCTTTACCCCTTCAGCCTGCAACACCTGCAGTGCTTGCCCTGCGTCTACCAGCTCAACGGTGGCCTGGATATACCGCCCTACCTGTTCCCCTGATGGCGCACTAATGAACCAGCATGGCACCGTTACCCATGAGACCGTATTGGCACTAGCCGAGACGACTACGGTGGTTCCGACGCTGTTACTTGTTGCACTATCTGGATCCTGAATCCGCGTATTACGCCAGTTGTCGTAAACGCCCAGCAGTCCGTCCCATTCAGCAGCTGTCAGGAGCGCCCCAATGATTATCTTGCGAGCGGTCAAGCCTCGACGAGTGTCCGTCTCGTCGTAGCCAAATGGTTGCGCGGTGTACTGGTTGCCGCTATAAACCCATGTGCCGATAGTAAGTGTCATCAGAAACCTCGGTTGAGAGCATTCAACACGCCCTCATCACTAGAAACCTCTCGGCCGTTTACGTAAACGTTCCAATCTTTTTTTGCCAGCGACATCAGTGAACTAGCCGTCTCGTCTAGTTTGACGCTTAAATCAGCAAAGCCGACACCCAACTGCTCTTGCACTTTGGCCACATTGTCTTGGGCTTTTGAGTATTGATCAAAGCTGGAGTTGATGCCTTCAAGCTTAGACGCCATATCAAGCAGGTCTTGATTGGTTTTGACCCCAGCCAGCACGGCTTGATTGTCATACCGCCCCGTAGCAAGCGATTTGTTCAGGCTGCTGCGTGCCTCGTTGATGACGCTTTCTCGTGTGCTTCTATTCAGCAGGTCTAGGTTGCTACGCAGGGTGCTGCGCAGACTCTCACCAGCCGACTTGAGTTGATCGGCGGCCGACTGCGCCGCAGACTTCATTGCCTCACCGGCCGAAATCATGGCTGTCTTCAGATCAGCCCCAGCCGCTTGCGCTGCAGCCTCAAGCTTTGCGGTGCCGGCCTCATTACCCGGTTGCGCTGCTGATTTATCTGCCGCCGCTCTGGCCTGCACGTATTTGGCGCGTGCCTGATCAATGGCGAGCTGTGCCTCTGCTGCTTGCCGCGCCGTGCCATCAAGACCTGCCAATGCTTGCGCGGCCTTCAGCCGCTCTTGGGCAGGCTTGAGCAGCTTGTTTTCGGCCTCCGTCCTAGCTGCCGAGATGGCTAGCAATCGCTGGGATTCAGCCGCTTCTGCGTTGATATCAACTGCACCGCGCTTGCGCAGCTCGGCCAGCTCACGGGTCTTCTCAATGACGCCTTCAATCTGCTGCGTATTGGCAAAGCCAGGATTCTTGATTCCTTTAGCTTTAAGTGCGTCGTACCAAAGCGCCCGCATCTCCTTGGACGACAGGTTTGCTTCCTTGCCAATCAGCTTGAGCGACTCAACCGCATCAATTGCCGTATCAGGAATAATTCCGAGAAACCCAGCGCCACCCGTACCAAAGCCCAGTTGATCCGCTGAGAACTTGCGGCCAAGCCCCTCGACAACTGCCTGCAGGTTCTTTACCTGCTCAATCACCGTGGGAATCAGGCTTTCACCAAATGCCGCTTGCAGTTCTTCCCAAGAGTTTTTCAGTTTCTGGAAGCTCTGAGCCGTCGTTTCAGCGCCGCCTGCCCCGGCAGTCATTTCGTTCAAGCCCTTGGTCAAGGCAGGGAAAAACTGAGTTGACGCCAGCTGTCCAGACTCGACCAACTTGATCAGATCTTGCTGCATTACGCCCAGGCCCTTGGCGGCAGCAGCAAAGGCAATGGGCAGGCGCTCACCCAACTGCCCGCGCAATTCTTCCATCTGCACGGTGCCTTTGGAGGCAACCTGCTGCAGCGCCAAAAGGCTACCGCTGATCTCATAAGACGACAGACCAAGCGACTGCCCGGCCTTTGCCACCGCGGCAAACAGCTCTTTCTGCTGCTGCAGCGGCACACCAGCGCCAGAAGCGGCAGCGGTAAAACTGGCAAACGCCCCAGCCAGATCCTTGAAGCTCAGGCCCAGCTGATCCGCCAACCCCTTGGTAAAGCCGATCGCTGCGCCGGCGCCATCTTTGCCAAGCGTATTGGCCAGCTTCCTAGTGATGGTTTCTAGTTGTACGGCTTCATCAATCGCGCCCTTCAGAAAAGCGCCTACCCCGGCTGTTGCCGCCAAGCCCGCAATAGCCGTTGACAATCCTGCGGTCGAGTTATTAAGCCGGCCAAATTTTGAATTTGCGCTATTTGCCACGGCTTGCTTTGACAATTCAGCCGTTAAAGCTTTGTTGTCGACAAGCTTTTGCTTTAAAGCAGCAATGCCACGCTGCTGTTCAGCGTTTTCAGCCCGAAGATATCCAATCCTTTGCCGAATAAGCGCCGCCCTGCTGGCGTCAGCCGACAGCGCTTCTTTTTGCAAGTCGACAATTAGCCGACTATTGGAATCAACTTTGCCTTGTCTTGCTTCTAGAGCTTTTTGAATCTGCTGCCCTTTCTGCTGCGCCTGCTGCAGCGCACCACCAAGACCAGCCGCAAACGATGACGTGTCAACAGTTAGCTGTAGCTGAGCTTCCCCAAGACTCCCTGCCACAACTACCGTCTCTAGCTACTCCTAGTTTCCCCAGCGCCGGGAACCTATAGAAAGAGGCGGCAGCAGTGGCATCTGCGTTAACAGCACTAAAAAACGCAACCGTCGTGTTTACCGTGGCCGATGCCGGCACCACTGTGGACCCAGACACGGGCAACGTGTTAGCTAACACCGCCACGCTGAGCTACGACCTGTACCTACGCAAAAGCGGCAACAGCGAACGCAGCCAACCTGGCGTTGATGTCATCAGCTGCACCTACGAAGGCTATTGCATTGCCCCGCAAGCCCTTGATTCGCGCATCCGTCAAGGCACAACAGCAACGCTAACCTTCTCGGCTGACACGCCAGAAGCGTGCGTCGTTGACGATTTGCGTTTTAGTTACGGCACCACCGGACTGCTTGGTTCAA